TACAGCCGAAGTGCTTCGCCAACAATTCCATTTGGGAAGCATTTGGATATATCCTAAATCTGTATGTTCTATTTATCGTCTTAATCATAGTGCAAATATACATATAAGTATTTACAAAAACAATAAACTTTTCAACATTATATTAACATTTCCACCCGCCTTACGAAATCGGGGTCATATTCGGAATAGCCCAACTCAAACCACATCCTCATAATGAAGTTATCCGCCCAATCTGGTGAATGCCCTATATTCTCTTTCACCTTATCCTTCGGGAGTATCCTTAATTTCGTGTCGTTATCCGCTTGATAGGTTTTGATTTGCCCCAGCTCCTCCTCGATGTACTGCCGTTCATCCTCAGCCACTTGGTACTCAAAATAGATACTCCCGATGGTATCGGCCAAATGGTATGCACACTCACATTTCAGGTTGTAGTAAGCACTATCGAATGGCCTCCCGTTATTTAGAAATCCATTGATTCCACAGTTATCCACTACCCCTCCACCGATACCATCCTCATCGGCAATGCAGTTTCGTGCCGGTATCCCGTGCTTGCTGCGCATGGTGTTGATAGTGTTCTGAATCTGTACCGTGCTGCTAATATCGTAAACTTTCACATCCACTATTACGAAGCCGTACCAAACCATGATAATAGCCTTATCAGAACCGTACCTCGCTATATCAGCCGTTATGTACCTATTGGCATAATCTCGATTTATGTGTGTATTGCTCCATATTGCTGCTATTTTTTCATACGGGATTAGTGCGGTTGGGTCGTCGTCATAATCGAAATTGCCGTTTAGTAACCTTTCCTTTGTGCTTTTATCCTTGATGTTTTTTAGATTTTCGATATACTCTTTCGGCAGCCACGGGTTATCTGAATATAGAGCGGGAATAAATCTTGTATCTTCGGCTTGGTTATTATCCCTGTATGGCTTGTAAAAGGTGTGGTATAGCCAATTCTTCTTTGGATTGAACGTTACCAGTATTTTGCCTGACAGCCCTATCTCCTCGTTGTGCCATCTCCCTACTTTTGATTTTAGCACCTCGAATGCCAACGGGTGAACGTTGCCCGCTTCTTCAATCCAACCACCTGTATATTCTTTTGAACCCAATGCCTCAAACATAGGGTCTTTGCGTGGATAGTATTGCAACTCCAAAAAATCAATGATGGAGCCATTATCAAAGAATATTCCCCTATCGTTTACCCGCCAGCCATCAATACCCTTGGCCTTGCATACCTTTCGCCACGTGTGTACCATTGAATCCCGCACTTCCATCAGGGTATTTCGCCCGAAAAACCATTTTGTTTCAGGATGTGTTACACACATCGTGGAGAATATATCACAGCCTAAATAGGATTTTCCACCACCACCTGCCCCACCATAGCCTATGAACTTAGCATTTTCCGAAAGGAAACACGCCCACGCCTCTAACTGCTTTTCGCTTCGGCTAAACCCGTTTTCTATCTCCGATACCGAGTGCATCCCTGATGTGTTGAATAGTATCTTTTGAGTATTTGTGCTCTAATTCCTGCTTCTCTGGAGCGTAATCGCCATCTATCTTGCTCAGGTAATCCAATGCCCTGACCACCTCGGCTGCTGAATTGTAAACCAGTGAGTACTCAATTGGATTGCCGTTTGCATCCAACTTGGTTGGTATCCGCTTTGGGTTGTTCCTTGCTATCTTAGTGGCAATCTCCATCCTTTCAAAACGGCTCAATATATCGTATTTAACGGCTTCTTTATCGGCTTCTTCCCGTGCTTCTTCTTTTTTCTTTTCACGCTTTTTTTGCCGTTCTAAATACTCTTTTTGGCATTCTTTCCAATATATTGCAAATGAACTTTCGGCTAACTCCGAATTACTCCGTATTGCTCTAAGCGTATCAGTAAAGGTTAACCCCTCTTCCATGCTGGATAGGATTATCTCTTTTGCTTTTATTTTGCTGATACGTGGTTTCATTCGATAAACTCTTTTGTTACATCTATGCCGTTTCTTTTTACGGTTAGTGTGTTATCAAGTTTCAGCATTCGCCTTACTATTACATCGCAATACTTCGGGTCGAGTTCTAATCCGTAGCATTTGCGGTGCAAGTTATTGCGCTATTTTTAAAAAAGCAAATTTTTAGGTTAAATACTCATAGCCTCGCTCTGATTTGTGCTTTAAATGCTGTATTTCGGGTTACAATACTTTTTTTAACACTTCTATATTGTAGAACACCATTGGCGGATGTACTTGCTTTCCTTTTGCGCTCCCATCCCACACTCTAGTATATTCGTCTAGTTTGCAAAAATATAAACCTATGGGCTGTTTTTCTTTATGGTTAAAGAACAGGAATACATCAAGACCAGTCATCTCTTGCACTTGCTTATAGTGATTATAGTGCTTTTGCTCAATTCCAGTCTCAACTACGCCCCTAAATTCTACCCACTGGTTTTTCGTTTTCACTTCTACCATAAATGACTTGTTGCCGAAACAAAATAAATCAGGGCTTATAAGCCTTTTGCCTGCTCCAAGAATATACGGTGCATGGTCGCTATCAAATTGGTACAATGGCAAAACGGAGACACCCATATCTAAAAGCACTAATGCAACCTCGTGCTCACCATCTTGGCCAAATTCTAGTTTCTCTTTAAAATTTTCCTGTTTCTGCTCCATACACTTCCCATCCATCTCGTTTTTCTCTAGCAAAGTAATCCAGTCGCCTACCAAAGGTCATTTTCTCTACTGTTTGGTAAAATACATCGGGTTTTCGGCTGTGTTCTCTCCGTGGTTCGGTCATTATATCTCTTACGTCTGAACCCATTATAAGCGGATTTCCTCTTGTTCCCAATAAACAAAATTCAAGCTGCATCCGTATTGTTCGACCTATCCCCATTTTTAACTTATCCCAAACCATTGTAGCCTTATAGTCAAAACCCCAATACTCCATCAGTTCAAATGCATCTCTTAAAAAGGCGTGGGTAGTCCAAAGAAACAACACTGCATCATCTTTTGCTGGCAATACAAGGTTTTTTAACTCTATTAAAGTCAATGTGGGATATGGTGTCGCTCCCCTCGTTACATCAGGGTCGTAATCTTTATAACTCATGCCCCCTTTTTCCGAATACTCCCACGGTGGGTCGATGGCAATTACATCGAATAGCCCATCGGGCTGGCTCATATTTTCCTGTTCTATTTGCTCTTTTACTTTCTCGACCTGCTCTATACGGTCTATTTTTTTTAGTTCACTACGTACCGTGTTGGGTGTTATTACTTTTTTGGGGTCGCTCTTTAGCTTCTCCACTACCTCTTTAACCCTTTCGGGTTCTGATTCTATTTTTCTGCTTACATAGCGGGCGTTTGAACTTTCATCATAAGTAACCCCAATATTTGCCAACCTCGTACTATTCGAGGTTGCCACTTTCTCATATTGATTACCCCTTTCACCCCCGTGCGGAAAATTCTCATCCAGCCACGCCCCCTTCTTTTGCTCAATCTCCAGCCTGAACAACCCTATTTCGTCTTGTTTCTCCTTGCCCAGTTTCTCTTTGCGGGCTATTTCGGCTATAGCCGCAGCTTTTGTATCTAATAATTTTATTTGCTCCAGCGTTTCGGCTACAGCCAACTCATACCTAAAACTTTCTAACTTCAATAATTGGCTCATGCTATTACTTTAAAAACGCAATCGCCCACGGAAAATGAAAGGTTATGGCCAAACCCGAAAACCGTGAGCGATGCGCAATAAAACCAACCAAACCCCAGACCATAAATTTCATTTTTGCTCCGTAAAGATAGCTAATTTTAACGCAAATCCAAATTTTGAGCAAAAATATTCATTAACTTTCTAAAACATCACTCGCTATTGCACTCATCAATGAAGTTGATTAGTTCGTTTATATCCTTTTCAGTGCCTTTCAACTTTACCGCAATGGTTCTCTCGGAGTGCATTTTCAGGTTAACTATCTCCACGCTGAACCTCGTAGCATGAATGAGTATTAAGCTTGTTTCTAACCGTGATAGGTTGAATATTTTTGTTTTCATTATTCTGGTATGTTTAGTTTATACATCGTTGCGAATACGTGTTTTATCTTTTCCAGCTCGTTTGCATCCTTTAAAGCATAACAATCGTTGCAAAGTTCCAATATTTCGTGCTGAACGGGATTGCCGCAATCCTTACAGAATACTCCCGTTTTGATGAGCCCTAAGCGGGTTCGGCACTGGAGTACCTTTCTATTGTACTCCGTATCCGTTTTGCAAAGGTGGTGGAACGTTTTCACTGAGTAGGATACGGTGGAGTGATCACGCTTACCTACTCTCTCGGCTAAATCCACAAAGGTAATTACCCTGTTTCGATTGCTGTAAACCTCTAAGGCTAACGCAAAGGCCGTTCGCCGTGCATCGCTGAATAGGCGGTTGCGGTTTCGGCCTTTGATGTTCTCAACGCTAACGTGGAACACATCGGCGCACACTTGGATTACCTGCTCAACCATGATTGTCCTTTTTGTCGTTAAACTCCCTTTCAAACCTACGCTGGTCTATCTCAGTGTAGATGAATAGCCCGATGGCCACAACGGATATGGCTATGGTTGTTAGTAAGAGTAGCATTTCGTACATGGCTTGTAAATTTTACGGTAAAACATATTTTTTCAAAACATCTATCAGCTCTTTCAGCTCTTTAAAAGATAGACCTCTTAGCCCGATATGGCAGTATTTGTTTATGAGTTCCAGTGCTTGCTCAACGAGTTCAAACTTGCCGTTCCGCTTTCTATGGTACTCGGTAAGGATAATGAATAGCCCATCGGTTATCTTTACCCGCCAATCCACTACTTTGTACTCCGAGCCATCGACAATATCCTTATCGGTTAATTCCGATTTCTCAAAGCCCAACTTGATTAAATCTTTTGCCTCCATGATGTTTAGTTTTTGGTTTGGTAATTATTTTTTGCTTGGTGAATGCCTATCCGTATGGCCTCTTTCAGGTTGTTCATTACCTGAGCCAAAAGCGCAATGTTATCATGTATTTTGTCCCGAAGCCTTAGCTGCTCTTCCGTTGCGCTTACAAATCCTGTATCGGCATTTTGGCGAACCATGCCATTTTATCTTTTTTCATTGTATTCGCCCACAAAAAGCGGGAGCGCACCCCAAACATCCTTACTCTTTTTTAACCTCTTCATAAGTTCGTTCAAATATTTCCTTTTCAACTAACCACCTTTCACCTTTTACACCAACACATAAATAATGCTTGCCCCATTCTCCTTTATGAAATTGATTTTCTAAAGTTGAAATATATGGGACTAAATCGGGCTTCAAGCAGTACTTAGCATCTTCCATAGCACCAATGACTCCATCCCTGTGTACCATACCATCTTCATCTCCTTTTTCAAAAACCTTTGCCTTAACGGTTGCTATTTTTCTGTACTCTTTCATTTCTTGCTGTTGCTTTTTCATAATTTTTGGTTTTTAGGTTTATACTCTATCTATTTCCTTTCAATCCTTTCGGTTTTCATTGCGCTTGTTGATAGCCAATCCATTGGCTTTGCGGTTTTAGTTTCTCTCGCTTGGTTATGGCTAAAATGTTTTGCTGGTTGATAGTTCGTATTCGTAGAACCAACTCGGCTCTTCCGTTGGAGAAAATGCCACGAGGTACTGCCAAACATTGTTCAAAAGTGAATACGTGCCATTCACTACCAATCCTTTCGGACTTTCAGGCAATACGTGATACACAATATCGCCTATGTTATATTTCGGTTTTGTCATATTTACCACCATTTTCTAAATCCTAATTCTTTGTGCAAGTTAGTAACTTTCTCCTTAAAATACAAGGCTTTCTCCTTGTAAAAACATAAAGTATCTTCGCCTTTCTGATTTTTCAAATCCAACAATCGTTGCCAACGTTCGACTCCGAGTTCCTTTTCCAGCTTCTCCATGAAGATTGCCGTTTCTCTGTTGCCCTCGTACCGATTACCGCTCCGATTCTGCGGACGGCAGTTATCAGGATCAAACCTCAATAGTAAGTTAGAACGGCTAAAGCAATGGCCGTTATCCATATCGGCAGCACGTTTCAGTAGGTGCGGTCGAACGAAACAACGGCAGTAAATCTCACCACCCACGATGCTATCTCGGTGGATAATCCTGATGTAACGGCTGAACCAATCATCTGCTTGTTTGCGCCAATACTTTTTATCCTGCTTTACTTTTTTTTTCATTGCCCGAAACTCGTTGCGCTGCTGCTGCTCCAATTTCTTTCTGCCTTGCCGATGAACTTTATCCTTGAACTCGTTGTAATACTGTAATCGGCAATCTGCGCTTTGGCAAACTTGGGGATTCAGCCTTAGCATTTCGATCAGCTCATATTTCTGCTTGCAGTATCGGCAACGGTACTTCATCTCGCTTTGATATTCTCTATCTCTCTGTTCAGAATGACTTGCGCTTCATCGGAGAGGCGACGGCAAAATGCCCACCCACCTTCGCTTTCATCAATGTACTTGTACAACGCAATGGTGTTATTCAACCGATTATATCTCCGTATAACCGGATGCTTAATATCATCCCAAAAGTAGCACCACTCGCCAGCCTTTGGCTCTTCCTTCAAAAAGAACTCTGCCCACTGGTCGAGGGTAATGAGTTGATGACCTTTGAAACATAATAAATTATCATCAAATTCATGTTCTTTGTTGTAAAACTTATAATCAAATCCGACGTTCCCAACATTCTCACATTGCCATTTTTTGAATTTTTCCCACATCGGATGCCCATCATCCTTTTCCACCACCCACTTTTCAGGGGCTTCGGTTAGCTTGCGGGTTGCCCATGTGCCGTTATCGTAAATTAATCCATTTTTATTCCAAATCCTATAAGCACCATCAAATAATTCATCAATCTTTACATTCCCTTTTAGCAAATCTGAAGCATCAAACGGATAACTCTTTTCTTCTATCTCTGCCGTTTCCCAATCCTCGCCGAACCGAATTATCAGCTCAGCATAAATTTCTTTAAATGTTTGTGTTTTCATTGCTTTTGGTTTTTAAAAGTTAATGTATTTTCTTTCTTTTCTCGAAAATCGCCCACACTTCATCTTGCTGCGCAGGTGTTAAATCTGCAAAATACTTTCCATACAATTCGTATGCAATCTGATTTATATTCATAATTTCTAAGTTTTAAAAGTTAACAAACGGTTCACTATTTTGCTCTAAAATATCCTTGTACGCCAGCAGCTCATCCAGCGTAGCCCGAAAGTGAATATTGCCGTTGTGCTTCTTTACTCTCATCATGCCAACCTCGACGAACTTCCTGCCATCGGCAATCTGGACAGCCCCGATTCTTACAGACGGAAATTCCCTTTGCCTTGAGAAAAAATCCTCAAGAACTTTAATCTCCAAATCCCATTTTCCATTCTTTGCCATCTTATATGCGTTTTTAGCCATTAACATTATTTTGCAGTACGTAGTACCAAAATTACTTTTCGTTTAAAATATCGCCACGTAGGATGGCTTTATTCGCATTTTCCTGAGAAGGTTTTTCTTCGCCATTCGGATTGTAATTTAATCCGCAATTTTTGCATACCAATCTCGGCTGCGAGAAATCCCACTCGATGCTGTTTCCACAAGCACAAGTTACGGTAAATTTCACAGTTTTCAAAATGTCGCCTAATAGAAGTGCCATAATTTTAAGTTTTTGTTAAAATGGTATATTGTTATCTATCTCTCCGAAATCCCATAGCTCAGCAGGAACTTCCCGCTTGTGTAGCCAGTTGGAATTATCCCATTGCAGTACATCCTTATCAAAGGCTTCATACCGCCCGTTGTTATAGTTCCTTTTACACTTCACCTCACCGCCTTCGCCCAAGTAGGAAAACTTTATTTTCTGAAAGCGTATGTAAACCTCGTTGATGGGATTCTCCTTGTCGCCGTAAAGCCTGAATACAGTTATCCCGTAATCGCACTTGTTGTAGAAGTGTGCTGAGCCGCTAATATCGTACAGGTTTGGAATCTCAAGTTTGCCGTTCTCTTTACCCATCTTTCGAGGGTGCGCCACAAGGAATACCAGCACATCGTACCGCTTGGCAAACATGGTAAGCCTATCCAGCACTCGGCTGATATACTCCGTTTCGGTTTCATTCTTTCCCCTCAAATGCTCAATCTTGTTGTATGGGTCGAGAACGAATACCTTGATGCCGTATTTCTTTACTAAGTATTTACCTTTCTCCAAAATATTCTCAATACTTAAATCCTCTTCTGGGAGTATGAAGTGAAAATTATCCTCAATGTAATCGAATACCTCATCATACTCAGCGTTATCAATGTTCGGTGCTTTGAATCGCTTACCCGTTAACTTTGATGCTATCTTTGCATAGTGATTGCGGATAGGTATATTCTCAGGTGAGAAATAGCCAACCTTGAATCCATGCTCAATGTTTAGTTTAGCAGCAATGTAATCAACAAATTCGCTCTTGCCATGCCCAGGAATCCCCGTTACCACAGCTAATCGCCTTGTTTCCCACTTGCAACAATCATCAAACGTTACATCCCACACCAAACCGCTATCCTCACCGTTGAGGTAGAAGTTGTAAATATCATCCCGTTCGGCTTTCAGGTTTACTATATCGGTTACGGGAATATCAATGGCATCCCTAATCGTATCAGCCAAAGCAATCCCTCCGTACTTCAATAAATATTCGTTGGCATCCTTGCAATCCTTGAAGTTTACCACAGCGCAACGCTCCGTTCCGAATCGCCTCTCCAGCTCATTTCTTAGTTCATAGCCCTTCGGGTCGTTATCAACCGCCAGATAAATCTTTGTTATGTGGTTGAACCAATCCATGTAGCCGTTCAAATAATCGCTATTCGAACTCGCACCAGCCGGTACGCTCACCACGTTTTTAACCCCGACACATAAGTAAGAGAGCAAATCCATTTCTCCTTCAACAATTACAATCTCATTATTTGATTTTACTACATCAATATTCCACAGGATTAGCTCGGCTCCCGAAACAACCTTGAACGATTTTTGCGCTCCCCGATACTTCACATTAACAACAGCTCCATCCTTTTTGTACGGAAACGCAATGCACTCAACCTCTTTCTGAAACTGCGGCATCCACTCTTTCACCGATACGATGCCCATTGCATTGAGTACATCCTGCTTTATCATCCGTCCGGTAAACCATTTTACAGCCTTATCGGTTAATCCCGTTCTATTCTCCCATTGCGGAACGGTAAACTCTTTCTCCTTTTGCTCTCGATGCAGCATGAAGGTTGCCCCACAGTGGTTGCAGTAGCCAACCATTTTCTCGTTGTTCCAGTTGAACGGTTTTTTCTTTTGGTTAGCCGGCTTGCGATTTTTGGAACACTCCGGACAAACCATTGAGTTCTCCCCGTTGCGATTCGGTTCTATTTCATAAACCGTGCGTGTATGTAGTGAGATTATTTTCATCGGTACATGGGAGTTATTTTAGGTTCGGTTGGTTTATTATTTTCAGCACGTTTCAAAAAAACATCAATATACTTCACTCCATCCTTATTTTTTGAACGCAACTTGTTTGGTGATAGAAAATTTTGCTGCCAAAAATTATCATTAACCGCAAATGTTATCGCTCTTTTTATTTGCTCAACCGAATATCCATCAATTCGCATTAGTTTATCCAGCGTATCAAAAGAACTATTGATGTATTTTTTCTCTAAATATTTTTCACAAAATTCAGCAAGTAAAAAAACATCTTGGCTGTATTCTTTAATTTCTTCTAGTTGTTCAGTTTCTGAATTAAATAATAATTCTAATTTTTCAATCACCTCGTTAATAGGTTTACTATTTAATAAGTTTAATAGTTTATCTATACTAACCGTGCTTTGGACTTGCTTTGCCATGTGCTTTGTACTTGCTTTGGTAAGTGCTTTGGTAAGTGCTTTGGTATTTTTTACCAGAGCAATTATGTTTGCTGAATACTGATTTTTGGACTTTTCAACCATCCTTATAAAGCCCGTATCTATTAGTATATTTAATGCTTTTATGTACGTTTTATAATTCTTAATTCCGATTGCATCCATAGCCATAGATGTTGGCAGCCTAAATACCTGCTTCCACCCCATCCTATTAGAGTGTTCTATAATGAAAAAATATAGAGCCGTGGATGTGGGGTTGGCTATGTTGGGATTTTCATACATGAAGTTAAAAAAATCCTTTGATAATTCGTAGCCTGTCAATGATTTTTCGTCCATGGTTAACCCTCCATAAAATATCTGAATGATGCCCAATTGCGAAATTCATCATTAACAAGAAGTTCTTGTAATTCATCCAAATTTCCGCCATCCTTATAGAAATTATTAAGCATTATGCTGGTTTTCCTTGCATCATAATAATCAAATTTATTTCTGCATATCCCTTTAATGTATGCTATTTGCTGAATGTGAGGAGGCTTATTTTTAAGAATTAATATTCCACCCAATTTATTCATCATAATATTAAAAGTTTCAGCGTCATTCTTGTAGTATTTATCTACACCAATGTCTATTGCCTCAAACACATTAGCAACTCCAAATTTGTCTATTAGATTAGTTATATTATTTAATCCTGTATCATTTAACTCATATCCTGTTTTTTTAGTAATGTAATTATGAACAGCATTAATGCTGTCTGATTTTAAATCCAAAAGGCCATTTCTCCACTCAAGCATCATTTCTAACTGTTGCCTTCTTATGTTTAATTCCTCAATCTGTTTGCGCTGTTTTTCAACAACAGTTTTGTCAGATAATTCTCTTGCCCCCTTACCTCTGTTGCATATATAGCAACTGGTTATAAGGTTAAGTAAATCATTTGTACCTCCCTCTTTGACTGGTTTAATGTGGTCAACCTCAAGGATAACGTCAGGAGCCTTTAGCCCACAGTATTGACACGTAAACGAATCCCGCTTGAATACCTCAAAGCGAAGTTTCTTTGAAATTGGCTGTCTTTTTGCCATTCTTTTACCCTCCAATAACAAAACCCCCACAAAGCAAAAAACCACTGGCTGCCGTGAGGTGTACCGAAACCTCTGCCAATGGTAATTTGCCCGTGAGGGTTGTATTTAAGTATGTAAAAAACTCTTTTTTCATCTCGGTACTTTTTTAATTCGGCACTACAAATATAAGCAATGTTTTTTAATTTGCAACTAAATTGATGAAATATTTTTAAAAGAATTTTCTCCACGAAGGAGAGTTCTTTCTCAGCTCATCAAATCGCTTGTTATTCAGTTTTAGTTCTGTTTAACTCCTTAGAATAATCAATAACCATTTTCTCAACGAACTGGTTTAACTTCATGTGGTGCTGCCTCCTTGCAAACGGTTCTAACCTATTGTAAGCCTCAACTGGCAGCACTATGCGAACAGGGATTAACTCCCCGTCCGCAATCATCTGCATTTGTGTTTTTCTCTTAATCTTTGCCATTTCTTAACTATTTTACGGTGAAATAATCCTCTATGTAATCGGCCAATTCGCTCAGCTCTTGGCTCTCGGTGAAGTATAGCGGCTCTCCGTTCTCGTTCCACTTGGTTAGCGTATCCACAACGCATTCCTTCGTTTTTAAGGTGTAATATTCTTCTCGGTTTCCGTATTCATCTGAACCGCCATAATGCTTTTCAAAGGTTCGGTAGATGTTGGCTCGAACTTCATACTCAAAATCTCCTTCGCTTAGCTGTTCGTGAATAACGGAAATCTCGTTGCTAATATCATCTGCCTGTTCAATGGCATAAATGATTCGCTCTTTCAGCGTTTGTTCTTCAAATGAAGTAGTCATGGCTCTGTTCTTTTTTGTTTTTTTCATCGGCTTTTGTAAATGATAAGCTCATGTACTTATTGCCGTTTTTGCTCTCTCTAATCCACGAAGCAATGTAATACTTTGCTCCACCGATAAAACATTTACCTCTGTAATCGGGATGCTTTTCGGTTTCCTTCTTTGCGTTTTTGAATAACGCACCGCTATTGTCCTTTTGGTTGCTCATTTTTCTGTTGTTTTTCGTTTAACAATTCTATTGCTGTATCTAAAGCCAACTTCATCATGGCTATCGTTTTTCTCAGTTCAAGTTTCTGAAACTTCAATGGTTTTGCATACTCAATTGCTCCGCTTAACGATGTAAAAAATCCATCGCAATAGCAAAAATCATCGAACAATTCATCTTTACGTAGCGTACTTTCTCTGTGCGCCTCAAATAAGATTTCTCTCATTTCTTCTTTTAATCCTTGCTGTTCCATAGTGTTTAAAGTTAGTAAATTATTGTTTAAAAATACTGCAAATTCCGTTTAAATTCTTCTTCTGTTACGTGTTTTAGAAAGATTCTAAATAGCACGCTTAAAACATTATCGTACAAATCCTGAAATTCGCTCTCACTCATAGCATCAAAGGCTATGGATTTTGGCGTTTCGATCCATTCTTTGCGTTCAATGGAGTAAATCAAATCGCAATGCCCAGCCGCCATTTCAACGGTTTTCCTGAATAGCTCGATATTGCTTTTGAAATGCTCAACCACCTTTTCATTCTGATATTCCCATGCACACTGAATGAGAGCGAAATACTTCTTGTGAAATTCATAGTTCCGCACCTCACGGATTGAAACTTGGTACACACTCCCGATTTTTAACTTCCTCTTTACATCGAAATCCGTATCGGTTGCGGGGATCAATCCCGTTGCCGTATTTACCACGTTAAATTTCATTTCAGGCTTATTTTTACCGAACCATTCACGTTCGATACCTTGATAAACTGCTTGTAAATCTCAGGATGCACCTCTTTGAGTGCCTTTGAATCCAGCGTTTCACGGGTGTAATCAGCGGCTTTGGTAATGGTGAAGTAATTCGTATCCCACTTATCCACTCCCAAATCGGTAAACATAGCCTCAATGCGCTGCTTGTACTCCTTTTCCAGCTCTTTATACTCCTCGATTTTGCTCAGGATATTGGCGTGTTCTTTGATTAAGTTCAGCGCAATTTCATCATTATCGCTCTTTGCTATCGTGAATGGATTGCTGAACTCCGTGCCGTTCCTTGCTGCATTGAGAAAATCAATCACATATCGCTCTGGTACCGGATCAACCTCAAACAGCTCAACCCGTTCCTTTTTTCGATTCAGCCAAATAGCCATCAGCCCAGCAACCTCAATATCGGGATTAACGATTTTGAAAAGGTGCTGGTAAATGGATAGCTGCCAGCGTAGGTAATCGGTTTGAAGGTTCGATGTGGTTTTAATATCGGCAAGGTAAATTTTGCCGTTAGCCTTTATAACCCTATCAATTGGCGATGCAAAGAACTCAAAATCGGTAACAATGTACTCCATAGCCACAACCTTAATACCTTTCATAGCCTCAGCATACCATTCAACCTCTTTATTTTCACAAGTGCCGAATAAATCGTAAACCTGTGTGAAGTGGTGAAAATCGCTACCTCGCTCTGCTGCCTTATTCAAAACGTGTTCGGGAACGTTAGCGTACAAATTTGGGAATAGTATATCGTTTAGATATTTGGTAATCCCTTTATACTCCTTTGAGCCATCGCTGTAATGGCGGTACGGCTCGTTAACCAGCTTGATGTTTGTGATGTTAAGCATTTTTGAAATATTCGTTGAAGTAGTTAACTAAATCCTGCCTGAACTCCTTGTATTCGGGATTGCTGCACATCTTACGTGCTTCTTCTTTGTCCGTAACCCTTTCGGCTAATGCCATAACTTCCTCATAGGTAACGCTCGGTTTAGCATCCTTGCCATGAGTATTCGTAGCATCGGGGTCTTTTGTATCGTCAATGCAAAACAGCCCGTTCATTGCATATTTCCTTGCATAGCTGCTTGCGCTTCCAGTTATTTGCGCTCCATCCATGCCTTTCTTGGATTCTTCCTCCCGTGCAAAGGCTGAAACGGTAACCGATTGCCCCTCGGCATTGGTAACGGTTGCAATAGCCTTGATGTAGTACCTTTCGCCCACTTGCACAACTTCATCAGTGAGTGTTAATGTGCATTCGTTGGCTGCAAGTAACGGCTTAACGGCTTCGAGAATGTCCTCAGCACTGCGGTACTTGTAGCCGCCAAACTTGTTAAACTGCCCTTTCGGGGCTTTCAATTCGCTCTGAATTTTTACCAGCTCTTTCATACATTTAATTTTTATTGGTTAGTGAAATTTGATGTATCTGCTTTGCTGCTCCCATTGTGATTACCTCACCATCACACTCGATGGCGAATTTCAAATAGGGATGCAGCTTGGCAAATCGTTTCGCTTTATCCAGTTCGGAAAGTTTGAAAGTTTTGTATCGCTGCCCGTAGAAGTGAATCCTGTATTTCGGAACACGAAGTTGCCGCCCAATACCAACCACAAAGGGCAGTATCAGAACGGCAACTATCAGTATGGCGAGTAGTGCTTTCATCGTGTCAAACTAAGCAGAAAATAATACACTGCTGGAGTTGTCTGAATGTAATAGCCCTTTGCACCGCCTCTCGGTGAATCATTCCCAGTATCCTTGATTTTGCCACCCTGCGATTCAATGAGCATTTTAACGTAATTGCTCGCATCATAAACAGATGTGAACCTCCCACTCCCATGATAATACTTCGGGTAAATTTTGCAGTCATTACCAAAATGGCAATTGCTAATCATCCTCTTGATTTGCTGATTAATTTCGCCCTTCTTTGTCATAAGTAAGGCTTTCGTTCTGTTTGTCATTTTTGTTTTCATTGTGCTTTGTTTTTAGTTCAACTTTGTGTTTTCATTGTACTTTATGTTTTGGTTATTAAAATGTGAGCAGTTTAGCCACATGCTCAGGTGGTTATGCTACTATTCAAACACATTAAAATTTTTCAACTCATTTGCGACAACATCTTTGATGATTAGTTTGGCAATAAAAGCCAATCCATCATTATCAATACTATCAATACTTGATGAATTTGAATCTTTTGCAGCCTTTTTGTAATTCTCAACGTGTTGCATGGCATTTTTAAGCATTGATTTGTGCATCCCAATTAACACTACTTCTATTGCTTTTTGCAATATTTTCATTCTGTCTTTTCCTTGTGCTTGTGTTTTCATGATTTCTGTGTTTTTAGTTCAACTTTGTGTTTTTGTGTTAGTGTGTTTATCAAATTATACGGTAAAATTAAAACATTGTTTCATATTTTGCAAATTTTTTACATTATTTTTTAATTATTTATGCTAATTTATATCCATTCTAAATAAGAGCAGCAAAAGAGGGAGCAGTGCAATGCACCAACTCCCTCCCACTAACCAAAACACATCATGAAAAAACACAAGCTGCGATTACGGTGCAGCACCCGAATAACGCTCTATGATACCACGATTTTATCCATTATCTCCCCTATACCTATATCGTTCCGCGGCTTGGCTTTCGGGCGGCGGGATACCCAGCACACACCCTGCGAGCCAACTACCACCAAATGTACAAAAACTTTTTCAACGTGCAAGTCGCCATAGCCTGAAGGCCAAGGCGCTGTTGTGCAACGTATTTAATCTAGAGGTCTAATATTCCAAAAGTCTGGTTGTAAGGAATTTTGATATTTATTATCTCAAATTTGGGACTAATGCTTGTTTTTAAAGCTTTTAAAGTTTTCAAAGACCTTTCATCAGATGTTACGAAATGTGTGATACTTTTATCAAGGTCAGCTTGTGAGAATA